ATCCAACTTCATTTTTTCCTATATATTTATTATACAATAAAAAAAAATTAAGAATTCGTAATCTATTTTTCTTCTTGGGATGATGATTCTTTCTGGACGAAAGACTCTATAATATCTTCATAAATTTCTTCTTCATCACTTAGATCTTCAAAATTATTCTTTCTTGTAAAAAGATAACCCTTCAATTTTTGTTTCTTTTCAAAAATTTGTATATGAGTACATACCCAGGTAAGACTAGCAGATTTCGATACAATTCTAATATCCTTTAGTTTTACTATAAGTTGTATTTTTTCTCCTATTTTTAAATTTGAAACACCCCTTGCCTTACCTTTTTGATTATATACTTCTACGTCGTTTACGATACCCTCAGAATCTGGTAATTGTTTGGTTTGAGACATATGTATCTTAAAACAGTATTTACTTTCATTATTTTCATATAAACAGTGTTCAAACATATTTTGAATAGATTCTTTTTTAAGGGATTTACCGAACCACTCGTCACTGCGTTTTGCCATACTCTGAATATTTGTTGTTTCAATACCTCTGAGTTTTTTGTATATACTTTTAGACGACTTAGCATCTGCTTCTGTGATTTTTAAAACTATAGTGTCTATAAGACCCTTTTCCGAAGAATCATCTACATAATTAATTTTTTCAAGACGCATTTCTGGGAGTTGTACATAAAGTGTATCTTCGTTGGAGTCTACAATTCCAACACGAATTTCTCTATTTTTTCTAATTGGCTCTTCATAACAAATATTTTTGTTTTCAAAATCACTTAATTGGGTGACAGACATAGTATTTGTTATGTTAATAATTTTATTTTATTACTAAGTATACGCATTTACATTTTTACTTTTATTTACGCTTCATCGTCATCGGATTCAGAATCTTCATATTCTTCTTCTGATTCCTGTTGTACAGCTTGTTGTTCTTCTTGTGTATCTGGTTCAGAATCATCGTCTGATTCTACAGAGAATTGAGAGAATCCAGTAATAGGCTTGTTATCAACCTCACTCTTGATAATATGAAACCTGTTCTGTACACTTACTGCAGGCTTCTTTTCAGAAGAATCACTTAGTACCCACAATCCATGAATCTTACCGATTTCGGTCACAAGACCTTTTGGAATGCTGTTCTTATCAATGGATTTGCCGTTGAAATCATAACACTCGCAAATTTCTCCATATTCACGCCGACCATCTTGATGCTCAATTGTACCGCGATTGGGCTTTACAGACATAATTGGTGGCCAGAAACCACCCTCCTTATTGTTGGGATTACGTGGTGCAATTCGCTTGAAATATTCTGAAATTTGTTCAGGTGTCATTTTCTTACCAAACACCTTTTCGGATTCAGAACTAATGTGCTCAACACAGCGTTGATTAAAGCGCTCGAGTTTTGTGTATAGTTGCTTGTGCTTTTGCGCAAGCTTGCTTCGGGGTTCATCTACACCAACCATCCTGAGACTAAGAGAATTATAATCTGTATCAAAACCATCTGTGTACATTGGTGGCATCTGAATATAGTTATCAGATACACGCGAGTCGCGGTGCTTGTACTTCAGACGGCATGCGAACTGCGCCTTCTTTTTCTTGCGGCGGCCACCCGCAGTTTGTTGAGTATCTTCGCGATTTTGATCTTGGAAAGGTAGGAATAGAACCCGCTCCGGGTCCCAGTCTTTCCATTTTGCAATATCGTTCGATCGAATGTTGTCGGAAGTAGTGTTTGTGGTCATTTTGTAATACTGTAATATGTACCTCTTTTTTAAGTAATTTTTTTGAGTAATAAAAATTAAAATACATTAACTATTAACTATTATTATAAATTATTTCGAATAAATAATAATAAATGTTTTTTCAAAAATTTATACTTAATAGACACAAAGATGAGGCTAAATTGTTTTCTCTAGAAGGAAAGCTGTGTCTTTGCAAAGTAGTTGATGTGTATGATGGAGATACATGTACTGTAATAATGAAAAATTTCGGAAGAGTACACAAATGGAAGGTTCGTATGAATGGTTATGATTCACCTGAAATGAAACCAAGTCTAAAAGATAAGAATAGAGACGCGGAGAAAGCCAAGGCAAAATTAGCAAAAGAATACCTAATTAATCTTGTGGGAGTGTCGGAACAGGGGTGTTGTCGTGGTGGTGGTTTTGTATATATAAAATGTGGGAAATTTGATAAATATGGAAGGCTTTTGGGTACATTGTATAATTCTAGATGGACAATATCTAGACAAAAATCCATTAATCAAATGATGATAGAAAATGGGCACGGATACCCATACGATGGTGGAACAAAACAACATAAAGTTTTTATTCTCCATCAAAATGAGTAGGATAAAACTCCCAATTAAGATCGCGGCATATTTTTTTCCATACTTTATCATATTCTCGCACTTTTTGTTCATCATCTGGTGGAGGAAAACATTTTAATAAATGGTCCTGTTCATATAATTCGAACATTTTGTACAGAGTATAGTTATAATTTAAAAAACTGTGACGTCCCTCGGGCCTGAATTTGCGATAACTAATTAAAATCTTTTTCTCAAAATCAATTAGAAGTTGTTTTTCAAAATCAATATCTAATCGAGGAGGGGGTATTCTAAACATCATATTTATAATCAAAGGAATATGATCAGAATAGTCACTCAACCCCCTCTTTTTAAGTATTCTTTTTATTAAAGAATAGGTTATTTGAGACATCTTTTTTATATTATGCTTTTGTAATTCTTCGGCTATTACAATTTTAATATTGTTGTCTATTTTTATACGCTCTTTTCCCTGAAATCTGTTTAGGCAGTCAGTAAAATGTACAATTTCTTTGTATGTATATTTACTATCGACTCTAAACTCTCCATATGGTAAAGAACACTGAGTATTATCTATAAGTCTATCATAACAAACACCGCATGTTTCACAAGCTAGATGTAGATTATTCATTTCAATAAGCTCTTCGTTGCAATCGGGACACATATTTTTGACTTTAGACCCATCTATTCTCTTTTTATCTGAATATTTTCCATACGCATCTTTCATAAATTCATCGTATATACCACTTAAATTTTTAGTTATTTGGGGCTGAAAAAATGCATCGTCGGTGGTACCGGCACCTATCGGTGGCAATTCAGAAGTGTCATTACTAGTATTAGAAATAGAAACACGATTGACCTCTTGATGATAATTTTGAATTAAATTTGTTTGAGACAATAAAAATTTATTTACATCAGTTTCTTTTGTAGTTTTTATATGATCAATTTCATTATTTAAATTACAAATTTTAGTTTTTATTTCAAGAGTATTCCTTTTAGCACTATTTTTGTATTTTTCAAGCAATTTTAGTTTTTTCTGTAGTGTATTATTATTGTTTTTTATTTCCTCTATTTTTTTGTTGAATTTTTCTTCTATGGTAGATCTATCGTCACCCTTATTCAATAATTTTTTATCTTTAATTTTCATGTGAATATAGATAAAAAATATCTTTAAAATAAAATATTCTTTGTATACTATAAATAAATGGACCCCTGTTTACGACATTATATTAAAATAAGTGATCACGAACCATCCCCTCTAGCAAGTGTAGTATTTACACAAAAAAATGTAAATGATCTTCAAAGTGTTATCCAAAAAGAAGTATATGAAAAAACAAATGGTATACGCATAACAAAACAAACGGATGAAGCACTTATCTCTATAATGTATAATACATACTTATTTTTGGTACATAAATCTTCTGGACCAAATACACAAAAACATAATATAAGTGAAATGGATGTAAGTGCTCTGTGTTTTATTAACCAACACATTGTAGATCAATGTGTAGATATTATTTTACACAGTCTTACAACTAAGAGTAAGCACTTACAAGAAATATCCAAACCTCGCCAAATAAATACTCTTCCCGTAAGTGATAATATTTATGGTGCAGAAAAAGAAATGAAATATAAACATGGATTATAAATATATAAAGAAATAATAGGTAAATAGTAGTATAAAAATAGCACAATGGCGTCAGAACAGCAACAGCAACCTATTGTACACTCTCAATTCGATTTTGATAATATTGTTGTAGGAGAAGCGAAAATTACCAAGACACCATATGGAACTGTAAATCTATTTATTCCAATGAAATATTCAGAAACCGGATCTGATGACGACACACGCGACATCGAAATCCAACCACCCCGTCTAACCCTTGCAAACGAACTTGTTGAATGGGCAGACAAGAATAGTTCCAAGAAAAGTTACTATATTGACTACACTTTCTCATCGGAATCTAAGCCCAATAAGTCCAAGAATTTCAGGAACTTTGTTGAACAATATGAAAACTGGTGCAAGAATGCGATTGCCGACCACTCTGAAGAGTGGATTGGAGAATCTCTTGATCGAGAACTGATTGACAGAGTATTTTCTAGTTGCGTGCGCAACAATACCAGCAGTCTCAGGACAAAGGTACCTATGAAGTTCAATCAAATCAAATTTGATTTTGTCGATATGAATGATTTCTATGTAAATCCTTCACAGATGGAATCTGGAATGGAAGTTTTGCCCAAGTTTAAGACAAATGGTATTTGGAAGTTTGGAGATAAGTGGGGTTCTTCATGGAACACTACCTTTGTAAAGGTCTTTCAGGATATGAAAAACGATGGTTAATTTATTGCTATTTAAGAATCTTTTGATTAATAAATAACAATAACAATGATAAACTGTGAACAGGTTCTTGAGTTTTGGTTCAGCGAATCCAATTCCAAAAAGTGGTTTGTTAAAGACGCTATATTTGATGATTCGATAAAAGATATATTTGGACGTTTTTTCGATGATCGTTTGTCAATTACTAGTAGTAGTTATTGGAGTGCACATCCCAAAAGTTTTCTTGCGAAAATTATTGTTTTTGATCAATTCACACGGAATATATTCAGAAACCAACCTGAAATTGTACAAGAGTATGATAATATTGCCGTAAATCTATCTTTGGAAAATATTGACCACGAAAATATACTTACTCCCGAAGAAAGATGTTTTTTGTGGATGCCTTTGCGCCATACTCGAAATGTTCGTCACCTGACTTATTTGCTTCAGAAACCCGAATTGAGACTAGATTCACCATATCCAATATTTAGACGCTTTTACAAAGCCACTTTAGCTAGTCTAGCTCTTGAAAAGAATAAGCTTGTAGAAGCATTTAAGAGTGAAGACTCGGAAAATCTTTTGGGTATTAATTTTAAAGGTGTGTGTGAATTTTGTCCAGTAGATCCTTTTGAAAAATCACTCCAACATCATCCCATACTCAAAAAACTAGAGGATCCGTTCAAAAACCTTATCACACCTCACAAAAAACTTGTCGTTTCTTTGAGTGGTGGTGTAGATTCTATGGTATGTTTACACTTACTCCACAGATATTATCCTGGCGAAATAATTGCTGTGCATATAGATTATACCAATCGTCTTGAAAGTTATGAGGAATCTATGTTTGTGGCATGGGCGTGTAAACATTTCAACGTTCCGGTATATATTCGACACATAGATGAAATAAAGAGGGCCAATGACCACACACGCGAATTCTACGAAGAAATTACGAAAAAAATTAGGTTTGATATGTACAGTAAATTCGAGTGCCCTGTTATTCTAGGACACAATCTCGACGACTGTACAGAAAATATATTTACAAACATTAAAAAATGTATTAACTACCACAATTTATACGGTATGGAACGACAAACTATTAATAATACCAACTCAATAAGGATCATTCGACCCATCCTGGGTATTACCAAAGACCTTATTTTAGATTATGCACATACAAGTCGCATACCTTATTTGAAAGATTCCACTCCCAAATGGAGTGAACGAGGAAAATTGAGAGATAATCTTATTCCATACATTAAAGATTTTGATTTCGATATTCTTAAAGGGATATTTAAACTCTCTGAACATCTCGGAGATATGTATGAATATCTAGATACGCTTATCGACAAAACAAAAATAGAGTATTTTGAAGATAATACACACATTAATATATTACTTTTGGGAGATGTAGGTACCCTAGAAATATTCTGGAAACGTCTATTTCAAAAAATCAAATGGAAACACCCCGGTTGTTATCCTTCGAATAAAAGTATAACTCATTTTTCGAATTTATATAAAAATACTCGCGGTAAAAAGAATTGTGTAATTCTTAGCAAATATTGTAAAATAGAATTTTGCGGTTTGTATATAAAGATAATATATATTTAATAAATAACTCTACATTAATAACTGAATTCGTTATGCGTGTAGAAGAATCTGAAAAATTTTACTGTATTACTTTTGAAAATATGGGAGTATTTACAAATCATGAGATCGAAGTTGGATATAACAACGAATGTTTATTCGTAAAAGCACACAGTCCACAAAAAAATAAAACGTTTGAATATGAAATGCATCTTTATGCAAATATGGATTTGGATAAAAAGATTGTGGCGGCAATAAAAGGCCCTAATCTTAAAATAATGATTCTTAAGAGGAAAGCCGTTTCTAGTTTTCAGATGGTGAAGGTCCACGCATTTTAGATAAATGGTCATTCCATAAAGCCGAGTATTCTGATGAATACTCATATTCAAGTTCTCTCATATCTTCCGGTGAGAAATCAAATAATGATCTTTCTCGGTCGGGGGTGGTATATTCAAAATCGGGCATTTCCGATGGTAATATTGGGGTATTATTAGGAACAAGTATTTGTGGTTGGGGTGATGGTGACGCATTGTACCCATTATTAATAATATTTATAGGTTCTCTACACAAAGGACACATTTTATTTTGCAATTTTAGTAGACAATTTATACATAAATTATGTGAGCATTTGTGTAATAATACTATATCACATTCTGTTTCATAACATATACAACATTCTTTAGAATTATTATTATTCATCATAATAATCGTTATATTAATACTATTATAATGGATAATCTTTTAAGTTAAATTTTTGGTCGGTGTTCCTAAATCTCTGAGACTATTATTAGTATTGTTTGCACTTGTAGGACTAAGTGAGGGTGCGCATGGAGGATACCCTATTCTAGGTGAACAATTGATTGTATTTGGGGGTATTGTGCTACCATCATTTTCTAATTGATTTTCTCGGAACTGTACAATATCTGGATCAGAATTACGGCGGATGCTATGGTGATTTTGGACAAGATAATCTCTAACTTCTGGTCTCACAACGCCAGTATACCTATTTTCAAGTATTTTCATACTTTTCATATATTTTTTATATGCTATTGCTTCCTTTCTTTTAAAAAATAACCCGAAAGTTATTCTTTTAAATTTATATATACGCTTCCATTCATCTCGTGAATTTATAAATTTGAGTACATCATGTTCAAGTTGAAAAATAGAATATCGTGAATTATAACAATACTCCATTGTTTAGTAGTAGTATCTATATTATTAGTAATACTCTTTATTAAATTTTTCGTCATAAATCCAAAATGATACCAATAAAAATAAAATAAGTCCAACAATAACATATATTAAATTGGAATTGTATATAATTCGTTGATCGCGTGTTAAGTCTGATAACACAGGCGTAGTATTTTTTTCTTCAGTTGTTTTTTCACATTTTGTACACCCACTATTATTATCACTACCTGTACTCGAATTCGAGTCTGAGTTCTCGATTTTATTTTGAAGTTTCTTATACTTTACTGTCATGAATATTATTGTACTACAAAAAATAAAAATATACTTAAAAATATACGTGTAAATAATAAATATAATGTCGTTTGAAATTCCAGAAGATCCGAGAATTGATCCCAGATATACTCATGGAGTAATTTCTTTTCTAAGCCCCCAAGGCCCACAGCGCGCAGATGATACAATCGTTCGTTTTTCGGGTGCATTCGAGTCTGAACAAGAAGCACGTGAACATGCTGAAGCTGGTGCAAAAAATGAATCTGATCTAGGAAAAACACCATTAAATAGGTATGTAGTTGAACTTAATAAATTTATACTTGTTCCACAACCTTCAGATACCAATAGTCAAACAATAAGTTTAGCATCTGTAGTAGAAAACTACCTTAAGGAACTGAAAGAAAAGAATGAGCACTTCGAAGAAAGGCGGCGTATTCTTCGCGACGAAAAACGGGATATTGACCCAGACTTTTTCAAAGAATTTGAAGAACAACAAAAACAAAAACAAATCGAAGACGCTAGTAGTAGTACTAGCAGCAATAACAAAGAGTCACACTTTCAAACTAACAAAGGTAAAGGTAAAAAAGGTGGTGGTGGTGGGAACAAACGCCAAGTATATCCATACGACCAGTACAAGGTGCGTTTGCAAGAATATGTTGTCATGTCATATATTCCAGGACCTACTATTGACAACCAACAATATTTTGCCATCGCTTTCGGAACACCTTTCGAAAAACTAGAAACTGCTATGGAAGAAGTAGAAAAGGTCCGCAAACTGGAAGACCGTTGGCAGCGTTACGTTGTTAATATGTACGAATTTCTCGCACTTCCCCCACCAGCAAATGATAAGATTGCGCACTATGTAAGAGGAAATGAGAAACTACAGGAAATGATGACAGAAAAGGCGAAGGCCGCAAAACGCAGCCAAGAACTTCAACGGGAAGTAGAACGTGAACAGCAGCAAAAACAGCTGGAAAACAAATAAATAAGCGAAGCGAATAAAAAATACATATAAATGATATAATTTTATTATTATTGTTATTATAGTAATAATAATAAAATGAATCCTGGTGCACTTTTTATACTTACGGGAATATTCCTTATTATTTTTGGAGAGTATCGCCGTGACGTTAATAATAAACTTAACAAAAAAACACAGAAGACTGAGTAAGTAACTTTAATTATTTGTTTGTACGCTTTACATGAATAACTGTCTTTTTCTTCTTCTCTTTCAATTTTGTGAGAATATCTCGTTTTTCCTCGTCTTCGTCCGAGTCATAGTGAGAATTGAAGTGTTGGTGTGAGTATCTCCACACGGCCTCACTACCAATACGGAATTTTCTTTTACGTTTGGCTCTGTACCAGAATACACAGTCCTCAATTTTATTTCCATGTGCAGTATTGTCTAAAACCAGACAATCAAAATTTTCTGTACACTGATCCATTACTTCACTGAATGAATCATATGTAGGGAAAATACCGAAAAAATTTTCGTATATTTTTTTGCGGTTCTTGATAATATTTTCACGAAGAATAAATACATAATCAATATTTGTTCTGAGATCGGGCGTAATGTCCATACAATACTGCATAGTTAAAAAGAATAGTATCTTCCAGTGACGCCCGTTCATAAATATTCCGCGTATATTAATGTCTTTGGTCCAAGATTTATCATACATACAATCATCTAAAAGAAGAAATGATGATACAGATTCTGGATCACATGTTTTTAATTCTCCGCGATGCTTCTTGATTTTTTTACGCTGACTCTGTATTAATTTTTCGACAGCTTTTGTATTGAAATCATTGTAAATATATAAGGGTGGTATATATTTAGCGTAAAATGAATTGGATTCTTCAGTTGCAGACATGGCTAGTCCGACGGGTATTTTTCGATGATAATACAGAATATCTGCTACCAGTGTAGATTTTCCGGTACCGCGTTTTCCTATAAATACACATACTCTATTAGAATCTATTTTTTTAGGATCAAATTTTCTAATATCCAAATTCATATATTGTTATTATTTATTACTTTATGTAAATATAAATATTAGAAACTCCAAACGCAAATTCAGGAGTCGAATGGTTCGGTGCTTATTGTTTCGGAAATATCAACATGTTTTTTCATTACACATTCTTTTACTAGGTATACCACAAGAGCTATTACAAAAGCCACAAATGTTATGGTTGTATAGTGTAATTTTTTATCTGGATCTTCTTCGCGCTGCTGGTAAAAATACAATACGAGCCACGACACTACCAACGATATAATAAAGTACATACTACCTTCACTAATTTCCACTTGCATTTCTATAATTTATTTAATTATTTATTTTTTAATGCATTTCTGAACGCTGTTGGGTGGGTGTTTCATCGAAGAAACTGGTTTGATCGTCTTTTTGTTGAGGTGGGGCTGCTTTTGGTTCATCTTCTTCACGGAAACGCATTTCTTTAGGGAATTTTTCTGATGATACAGTAATACTTCGCGTTTCTTGTTCACTTTCTTCTTGTTGTTGGGGTGGTTGTTCGGTATATTCTGGGGTGGGAGTAGTGGTATTGTCTTCTAAAGATTCTTCTTCTCCGAAATTTTGTTGTGGTTGGGGTGGTTGTTCAATGTGATCTGGAGATACATCTTCATCCTCCTCCTCAAACTCTTCTTCTTCAACTTCAGATACATCATTTTCTGGAGATTCAACTTCTTCTTCTTCTTCATTTTCATCTTGTATTTCTTCTTCTTCTTCACCTTCATTAAATACACTGGCCAAGTATTCTTGTAAAATATTTTCTACGGGAATAAGTTTACGGATCGTGTCTTGAATACAGTTATCAATTGTGTGAATAGTTTCTTCGTGGTTTTCTTTGACTTTATTGGATTTTAATTTATCGTAAAATAAAATGGGATTGTAGTAAAATTTGCGTGCACATGATATGTATACATTGTGTATAAATTTAGATAGTGTCGGTACTTTAATTTTGAGTTTACTATTTTCTTCTTCAGAGCGAATGCAGCTAAGAATTTTTACATTAGTTATGAAAATGGCACTGATCAGATCGTGAATAAATGAACATTTAGCTTTAATGCGTTCAGCCTCCTCGTCTATAATATTTTCATTCCACTGTGGAATTCCTTTAAGTTGAGATTGAAATTCTTTGAGGACATATCGTTTATCATCTATAGTATCATAAACAGTTGTGTATATACTTTTAAATCCTTGGTACACTATAGGTGTCATGCAATTTAAAAGTTGGTATATATATTCATCTCTAGCCGATACTAGTACATTAATATTTGAATCGGACATCTTTTTATAATTTTCAAATATTCATATTTATTTTTTTATACGCATAATATAACAATGTCAAGCAGTAACAAATGTTCTTTTTTTATAAAAATGAATCCTGACCAGTATAATTACTTGAAAAAAAGTCTCGAGGATCCATATGAAATTGGTCACGTCATGTATTTCAAACCAGATTCTGAAAAGTATATACCTAACAAAAAGTATACTTTGGTAAGTACATCTCTAGATTCTATAACCAAGGGTGGGGGGATGTCAGTTTATACTCCATTGGGAGCAATAAATTTACACACACACCCAAAATCTGCCTATAAATATGAAAATTGTCTTTGGGGGTGGCCGAGTGGAGAAGACATGGCCGAAGTTATACGATATTCGGCTTCGGGAATGATGGGTCATTTCGTTGTAACCGTTGAGGGAACATATACTTTACAAGTAAATCCATGTTTTCTTAAGTTTTTTTCTTCAAATAAACTTACTGATAGAGAGCGTGGTATACTGTATAAATTAATATACGTATATTTTTCAAACTTTCATAGTTACAGAACAAAAAATAATGTAAAAAAATTCAAGTCTAAAAAAATCACGCCGAAATTCTTTGTTAACCTTGCAAATAAATTTAAATTAGAAACTCTTGAAAAAAATTTAGGTATGATAGATGGGTCGGCAATTGTTTCAGAAGATTATTGCGACTATTTTATATCATTTAATCATGGAAGAAGTAGTCGTCTCCAATACATAAATTCTGAAGGTATGATAGTGTACACCGAAGAGTTTAAATTGTCCAAAGCCGAAGTGAAAGTATGTATAAACAAATTCGCGGAAATGTTTAATAAGTTAAGTTGTAAAAACTATCGCACGAGTATATTTCACTCAACATTTATTCCCAAAGAAAAAATACCCCACCTCAAAGTATCTTTCGGAGCAATAAAACAGAGCTGCCCAATTAAAAAAGTACTGGAAATTTCTCGCGAAAAGACATTCCGTTTTACTTAAAGGTAAAATTAATAGAAATAACTAAACGAGAAGGATATGAAAATAGAGACTGACCCAAAACTGGATTTTAAAGATGTTCTTATTCGCCCAAAACGGTCATACCTGAAATCTCGCAATGATGTAAGTCTAGAACGCACAATAAAGTTCGTACACTCTAAACGTGTGTGGACGGGTGTGCCTATCATGACAAGCAATATGGACACTACCGGAACATTTGAAATGTACAATGAACTACACAAACACAGTATCATAACGTGTCTCCACAAACATTATTCGGTCGAAGACTATCCTTTGAATATGGACAAGAATTTTTATGCCGTATCTACCGGTATTGGACAACAAGATTATGAAAAACTAAAGAAAATTATTGATCGCATCGATCCATACTTTGTGTGTGTAGATGTAGCAAATGGATACATGTACCATCTTGTAGAATTTACACGTAGATTGCGTTTCGAGTATCCCAATTTAACTATATTCTGTGGAAATGTCGTTACGCGCGAAATGGTAGAAGAACTTATTTTGAATAGTGGTGTAGACGTTGTCAAAGTGGGTATTGGTAATGGGTCAGTGTGCACAACACGTCGAAAGACGGGTGTGGGGATGCCCCAATTATCTGCAATTATGGAATGTTCAGATGCTGCTCATGGAGTTGGTGGTCATATAATCTCTGATGGGGGATGTCAAGTCGTTGGTGATTTCGGGAAGGCTTTCGGTGCAGGTACAGATTTTATTATGTCGGGAAGTACATTTGCGGGTCATACGGAATCCGGTGGATCGCTTATCGAATTTCCAGATGGGAAAAAACTTAAGCGGTACTACGGAATGAGCAGTAAGGAGGCGATGGATAAACACTACGGCGGAGTAGCCGAGTATCGTACTAGCGAGGGTAAAGCCGTCGATATTGAATACAAAGGTCCGGTTATTAATACCATTAAAGATATTCTGGGTGGTATTAGAAGTACGTGTACATATATTGGTGCATCGCGTCTGAAAGATATTCCGAAATGCACGACATTTATAATGGTGGGGCGTCAACTAAATGATATGTTTAGTTAGAATTCATTTTTACTGAGACGGTGTAGTCAGTAGAGGTACAAAACCCTGTGGAGGAGCTGTATTGTAAAGAGGAACTTCTTTGTTTTTGTTATTATCGTTATTATCGTCTTTGTTTTCAATGGGTGCTGGAGGATTTACTGAAGTTGATACAGAAGCTGGAGCTTTGGGTTCGAGATTTACTATAGTTACTGGATGTTTATCGCCTAATATTTGTGTTCGCAATTTGCGTGGTTTCTTTATTTTCGTAGGTATCCAACTTTTAGGTGTACCCTTTGGTGCATTGCGTGGAGTTCGCCATACGTATTCTTGTCCCTTTTTGCGCATAGTTTCTGTGCGTTCGGGAGCTACACCCTTGTTATAAATAGTGAATTTGCTTTTGGATTTTTTGGGGGGAGGGCAACATTTAAAACATTTGCCTGCCATCGTATTATATATTTATTAATTGATAATATTAATTATTGCCAATATTTTTAAAAAAATAATATAGGTATATTATTATAAAATAGGATATTATGGTTGAATTAAAGTTGGGTAGTACAGAATATAAGTGGATTAAAATAGGTTTTTATGTTAGTATTGTTATATATATAGTATTCTATATTGTATGGAAAAATCAATTAACGGTAGAAGAACAGAGAGATCAACCCAAGACATTTAAAATAATGGAGTTTGAAATTCCAATAAACGGTATTTGCTCATATGGTATGGGCCGAGAAGGAACTAAAGAATGGATTAATTGGGTGGGAAGTATTGCTTCGAGTATATGTGTATGCTTATTGTGCATTCTTTTATTAGACCGTAGATTTGGTAGTTAATAATAAAAAATTTCTAAAAAAAGTATTTTTAAAAATAATATTATAGTAATATATTATTATTAAAAAGATGGTCTCCCAAAAAACTCGTGATCGTATGATGTATGTATGTATTTCTATGTTTGTTGTTTATTTAGTATTTTATTTCTTATGGCAACATAAAGCATCTAAAGAAGAAAGGGGTGGAGAGAGAAAGATTTTTGGCATACCAGTAGACGGTTTGTGCACTTATGGACTTAGTTCCCCCCGTGACTGGAAAGCGTGGGTCGGAATAATCGCCGCTATCATTTCATGCTGCAGTTTGTGCTGCATGGCATTCTTCTTTTACTCGGATCACAAGGATGTGATACATGGTGCAATAAATCAAATTAGAAATAAACAAGTAGTAGTTTAAATACTGCAGCAGTATAAATAATTCGCAAGTAAGTAAGTAAGTAAGTAAGTCTGGACAAAAATATATTTTTCGGGCATTAATATAAATAAAAATATAGTATAGAGACGAATGAGTTGCCCGAAATCAAATCAAAGACGGGTGAGCGATCAGTATATGGGCCGCTCTGGCGAAAAACTATTCGAGAATCTCACAAAAAAATTCCGGTTATTCGTACGCAAAAGCACACGCGACGAAGATTATTTTCAACACTGGGACTATCTCGTACACATCGGGGGAATCAATACAAAAGTAGAGGTTAAGGCGCTGAAGAAAGTCGCGCGCCACCATTCTGGAGCGGGTCAAGATAGATTTGTATGGCTAGAAATAAATGGTGTGCGCGGCCCACAAGGAGAATTCAATCCGGGCTGGATTTGCGGGAGCCATGCTGACTACATAGCTTTTCAAACTAAAGAGGGATTTATGATGCTAAGAGTCAGTGTCCTAAAAAAAATTATAGATGTTATTGTCGAACGAGGCCATAGAGTGAAGTATGCGAATCAGGCACTTTATAGTATATACGAACGCGGGCGCGGCGATGCGTGCACGCTCGTGAAAAAGACCGATCTACTTAAACTTAACCCGATTTTTCTGACAGAATCTTTCGGTTGTTTTCAAAACTTTTTTTCATAATTTATTATAATACATTATCTATATACACAGCAAAATATTATCATGAACAGTAGTAGCGACGACGAAAATACTGAAGATATAAATGCTCCCCACACAAGCTCCGACGAAGAAACCGATACAGACTCAGAAGAATTAAATGATCACGGTATATACAAAGAAATGGAGGATTTTGTCGTGCCCGATGACGATCCCGAACATCAATTCTCATTCGCTGATGAAGACGACTCACTCGACGTGCGCGACATCCATTCGGCCGTCCACGAATACAATGAGTGGGTACCGTCGACCCAAAAAGATAAACAGCTCAAACAGTACATAGATACATTCGAAGAACACGCAGCATCGAATGATGCGGATCTCGTGCTCGAGTCTGGAGGCCCGCCAAAAAACTACAAGAAACCGCCCACGAAATTCAGACGTAAAGGAAGTAAGTACCGCGACGAATAAATAAATTTATAATTCAAATAAAAATTACGAATTTATTTTTTGGACTTTTTGGACCCCCTGGACATTTTGGACTTTTTGTAATTGGATATACCGAATGCCGATGCTACGACTCGGCCCATATTCGTTTTTTTGTTAATGTCTGCAAACCCTCTTGTAACTTCGGCTACAAAATCTTTCACGTGATCTTCGCTTTCAAAACGATCGCCCAATTTCGACATAGCATCTTTAAGTTTTTCTGTTTGTTCTTGGAGTACTCTCATTTGTTCTGCACACGCTTCTTGACATTCTTCGCATTTAGCTTGTGTGGCTTGTATTTCATTCACACTTTGTTGTTTTTGTTCTGGAGTTAATTTAGACCATTTTAATTTTAATTCGTCAATTTTAACTTTTAATGCTCTCTTTAATTTCGTTTCATATGCATCTAATCTACTTAAAACTCTTGCGGATTCAGTTACTTGATCAGTTAGACCTTTAACTGTATCAGATAATTTTTCAGTACAGTTAATACATTTTCCATTATTATTATTAGTTGATGACGATGATTGATTTCCTGAACCTTGTGCTGCTAATACTCCTCCAATACTAGGAGGATTTGATTGTGGAAAATTTATTTCAATACCCCTTATTATTTTGTTTACTATTGCTTCAGCTTCTGAATCTGTTTTATTTAAACTTTCTTTTACATAATTGTATACACCTTGATTTTTGTCCCATTTATTTAAATAATTATCAATTATTAATTGTTTAGTACACGGTTTAGTCTCAATAATTAGTTTAAAAATAGTGTTTATTTTTTCCAATAAGTTTTTTTTATTGTCATCTGTATTTCCTTCCTTAAAATATTCTTTAATATTCTCCAGCACACCGTTATTATATCGTCCTTCTATTTTTTCTAAACATTTAGCCATATCTTCATTCGATGATACTCCAAAACACGCGGTCGGTCGGTTTTTTCGGGACGACATTTTTTTCTTCATCTTTCTTTGTATAATAATATTTATACTAGTATACAAAGAAAAAATTTATTTCGAAAATTTATTATTTATTTATTTATTTACTTGCGTCTTTTTTTGACGTGCATTTTTCTGCCACAACTTCCGAATTTGAAGCGGCGTGAAATGCCGAATTGTGTTTCTACTTGAGTCGCTGCTTCAGTCATAATATTAGCTACGTAGTCCCCAACTTCAATATCCCCTTTAAATACTGGGGGTACATTTTTTAATGCTGTTTCCAACTGTTCTTCAAGTCCTTTAAGTTTTGTTGTGGCGGTATTTACTTGGCGTTCTAAATCAGCTAGACCACTTAATCTTTGGTTCAATTGATCGGTTGTTTTTTTGCCTTCTACTTGAGCTTGTTTGGCGGCTGCTTCTAATTGTTGTTTTTGTTCTGCAAGTACCTTTTCGTGTTCGGTTGCTGCGGCTGTTGCTGCGGCGGCGGCGGCTGCTGCTGCTGTATTACCTTGTACTTTTGCTTCTGCTAAAGCTGTTGCATGATCTTCCTGGGCTTGTTCGGCTTGTGCTAATTGTTGAGAAACACCAGCGTGTTGTTGTTCAAGAC